ATTTTCCCGACCAAAACCTGCGCCGCCGCGCAGATCGCAAACCGTAAGTAATTGATTTTCATAGGACCAAGAAGAAGCGATCTGCGCGCCGCGCAGATCCACACCGACAGCATGGACATTAACCGATACCCCGATTCTCAGCCCGTCGACCGCGTGGTGCGCGTGATCGAGTCGCTTGCCGGCAACACGCTCAACGGCCTGTCGCCGGGTGAGATCGGCAAGGCGGCCGGCGCGTCACCGGCACAGGTCACGCGACTGCTCGCGCAGCTCATCCGCCGCGGCGTGGTCGAGTCCGCCCGCACCGAGGGTCGGTACCGACTCGGCCCCGCCATCGTGCAGATCGCCCGCGCCCACGAGCTGGAGCTGGCCCGCGCCGAGCGCGATCTGGCTGAGGCCCGTCAGCGCTACAGCCGCAGCCCCACCACCACCACCACCACCCCTGAGTAGGAGTCACTCGTGGCACGTACCGCACGCACTTCCGCCCCCGCCCCGCTGCCAGTAGAAGAGGTCGTAACCGCGCACGCAATCCAGCGCGCGGGCGTCGACGGCATCGATGTCATGGCCGCGATGCGCGACGCCGGCAGCGCCGGGATCATCGTTGGCCGCTATCAGATGGCCCGCGCGATGGCGAATCTGTCGCGCGTCGCGATGCTGCGGGCTTATGAGCAGCTCAAGGCCAGCAGCGCGTACAAGGCCCTGACGTTGCTCGACGAGCTGGGCAATCCGGTGCAGGCAGACACGCTGCAGTCGTTTTGTCTCCTGGCCTTCCAACAGTCCTACCGGACGATGGAGGAGGACCTCCAGAACCTCAAAGACCTCGGAGACGCCCTCTACGACTGCGCCGAGACGCTGTGCCTGCGCCGCGACGACATGCGCGCCTTGCGCGCGTTGCCAGCGCCGGAGCGCGCCAAGGTGGACGCAGCCGTCGCAGCGGGCGCGGAGACAAAGGCGATCCGCGCCCTGATCACAGATCTGGTCGACGACCTGGCCGCCGCGCGCAGGCAGGCAGACACCAGCGCCAGCAAGCTCAACGAGCTGGACGAAGTGGTCCGCTCGCAAGCGGCGGACCTCGCCAACGCCAAGCGCGAGATCAAGGCGCTCAAGTCCTACGTGCCCAGCGACGACGCCGCCGCACAGACGCGGGCGGACCAGCTTGTCATCGACGCAGTCAACGAGTCGATGGAGAGCATCTACGCCGCGAGCGGCCGCATCGGCCAGATCCTCACGGACGCGCGCCGCGGCGACGTGCGCATCACGATGTCTGCGCTCAAGGTGATCACGGGCCTCGTCGAGGGCGAGATGCAGCGCTGGTACTCGTACACAGACATGGTCCGCGAGACGGCCGCAGCGCTCAAGGAGGACCGCGCGTGACCGAGGCCGAAGTCTCCATCGCGCTCAAGGCGCGCGACGATCTGCGCGCTGCGCCGCACGGCGAGCGGGCGCGCATCAAGGCGGCCTGGGCTACGCACATGGGCGTGAGCGTGCGGCAGCTCGAGCGGTACCTCAACCGCTGCGGCCGGGTCTCGGACCGCAAACGCCGAGCCGATGCGGGCACCACATCGGTAGACCGCAGCGCCGCTGTGGCGGTCACTGCCGTGGTCATGGCAAGCGAGCGCGCCAACGGCAAGCGCACGCTGAGCATCAAGCGCAGCGCGCAGATCATCTCCGCCAACGGCGTGGACGTGGCCGTGTCTGCCGGGTACCTGGGCCGCAAGCTGTCGTCACTCGGCCTGCACCCCACACAACTGGCCGCACCGACGCCCGCAGCGTCCATGCGCAGCGAGCATCCGCTGCACGTCGTGCAGGTTGATGCGTCCATCCCCACGCTGTACTACCTCGACGAGCGGCGCGGGCTCAGCAACATGAGCCCGGTTGAGTTCAACGACAACAAGCCGGCCAACCTCGAACGCGTCTCGCGCCAGCGGCTGCTGCGCTACGCGATCCGCGACCACTTCTCGGGCTACGGCCGGGTGCGCTACTGCACGGGCGGCGAGTCCGTCAAGAACCTGCTCGACTTCCTGGTCTGGTGCTTCACTGACAAGGGTACGTCGGACCCGCTGCGCGGTGCGCCGCGCATCCTGGTACTGGACCCTGGCGCGGCCAACGTCAGCGACGAGGTGCTGCTGCTGATGGACCGCCTCAACGTGCGCGTGATCGTGCACAGCGTGGGCAACGCACGCGCCAAGGGCGCGGTGGAGGGGTTCCACAACCGCATCGAGTGCGAGTTCGAGGGTCGGCTGCGCTTCGAGGACATCCACAGCCTGGAGCAGATCAACGCGCTGGCCGACCGCTGGGCGCACGTCTGGAACGAGACGGTGCCTCTGGTGCGCAAAGACGGCATCGAGCGCAACCGCGTCGACCTGTTCTGCAGCGCGCGTCCCGACCAGGTGCTGCTGCCGCCGAGCGCAGACGCGCTGCGCCTGCTGGTTGAGAGCAGCCCAGAGCATCGGCGCGTGGCGGACGACGCGACCATCAGCTTCGCTGCGCGCGGCCGGCGCTCGCGCGTCTACAGCGTGCGCAATGTGCCGCACCTGTACGTGGGCGGCAAGGTGGAGGTCATCACCAACCCGTTCGACCTGGACACGATTCGCGTGCGCGCGCTCCTGCGGCCTGAGACCGACAACACCTGGCACACGGTGGCGCCGCAGCAGTTCGATGCGGCCGGTTTCGCGGCCGACGCCGCACTCTGGGGCGAGACCTTTGCGCCGGTGGCCGAAGGCGAGGTCGACCGCAACCGCAAGGAGGTCTTGATCACGACGTACGGCGCGCAGACGCTGGAGCAGGCCGAGGAGGCGCAGCGCAAACGCGCCCGGCCCCTTGCACACATTGATGCCTTTGCGGACATCTCTGCTGCGCAACTGCCGCAGCGCCTGCCCCGCGCCACCACCGAGTTGCAGGTGCAGGGCGCACCCGACGTTGCGCCCCTGGTATTGAGCGTGACCGAAGCGCTGTTCCGCGTGCGCGACCTGGTCGGCCAGCACGAGTACGCAGAGATCAGCCCGCGTGTGCGCCAGTGGATTAGCGAGCGCTACGCCGATGGCGTGCCCGAGCCGGCCATTGCCGGCATCGTGGCCGCTTGCACGGCGCAGTCCGCAGCACCGGCAGCGCCGCAGCCACTCCGGCTCGTAAGCAACGGCGTGGCCACTGGAGGTGCAGCGTGATCATCAACGTGCACCCGCTGCGCGCCACGCTCAAGCGACTGCGCATGCGCCAGCAAGACCTCGCGCCTCAACTGGGCCTGAGCCGCCCGGCGCTGACTGCGCTGATCAATCACGGCATCTGGCCGGTCCGCGTTGACCGCAATGCCGTGTGCGAGCGGCTGACGCACGCGCTTCGTACCCACGCTGCAACGGCGTCCGAGATGTCGTTGTGCCTGTCTTCAATTTCCGCCGGCGAGTCTCGGGGCACGCCGGAAAAGGATCGGCCCAGTGCTGCAGCGAGCAGCACCGGGCCGGAGTTGCCCCCCACCACCACAGCAGAGGACCACGAGATGTTACTCCGAAAGCAATCCCTGTCCGCAGCGGCCAAGGCCCGCTTTGCGCTTCCGTGCAACCCGTTCGACCTCGAGGTCGAGACCGACGAGGACCTGTACCAGACGCCCGACGTGCGCTACGTGCGCGAAGCGCTGATGCACGCCGCGCGCAACGCCGGCTTCCTCGCCGTGACCGGCGAGAGCGGTGCCGGGAAGAGCACCATCCGCGAGGACCTCATCGACCGGCTGCAGCGCGACCGCAAGGAGTACGTGATCATTCAGCCCAGCACGCTGGGCATGGACGACACGGAGAGCAAGGGCCGCCCACTCACCGCCGGCGCAATCATGGACGTGATTTGCTGGGCGCTGGCGCCCAGCGCGCCCGCGCCAGCCACCATGCAGGCCAAGGCCCGCCGCGTTGAGCGCCTGCTGACCGAGAGCGCCAGCACCGGCAACAAGCACGTGCTGGTCATCGAAGAGGCGCACCGCCTGAGCAAGTACGCGATCCGCCACCTCAAGGGGTTCCATGAACTCAAGAGCGGCCGCCAGCGGCTGCTGGGCATCGTGCTGATCGGCCAGCCCGAACTGCGCGACAAGCTCTCCGAGTTTGACCCCGAGGTGCGCGAAGTAACGCAGCGCTGCGAGCTGGCAACGCTTGAGCCGTGGGACCGGCACGCCAAGGGCTACATCGAGCACCGCTTGGCGCGCGCAGGCAAGCGCCTGGCTGACGTGATGGACGACGCAGCGTTCGCGGCCCTCATGTCGCGGCTGACCATCGGCAAGCCCGGCGACAAGAGCTATCGCTCCGTTTGCTACCCGCTCGCGATCAACAACCTGATGACGCTGGCCCTGAACGCCGCCGCGAGCGTGGACCTGTCGAGCATCAACGCAGACGTGATGCGGAGGGCAGCATGACAACGATCCAACGGTTGCACGTTGATCGCGCTGCGATGCAGGTCTCCAACCTCGCGACGATCAATCGCTACATCGGCCGGGTGCTCATGGCTACGGACGCACTCATCGGCGCGGGCTACACCGTCCTGGGCTTCCGCGTTGACGAGGCCAGCGGCGCAGTGCTCACGGTTGCTCAGCCGACCGACGAGCAAGTGGATCGGATGGCACGCGCCATCACTGGCGTGGACACGCAATCCGGAAGCCTCATGTGGTTCAGTTACTCAACACCGCTCGGCGAGGTCTGGGTGCAGTGGTATGAGCGCCGCGACGACTCTCCGGTCAAACCCAACGCGAACGAGGTGCACTGATGCAGACCCAACAACTGAACGACCGCACGCCGCAGGAGACCATGATCGACCGCGTGTGCAAGCTCGCGATGGCCGTGGTCGATCTGCAGGCCAGGGGCTTGAGCGTGCGCGCGGCCGAGATCTGCGCGGGCGATCTGGGCACGGTCATCGAGATCGATGAGCCAGTCAACGACGCTGCGATCAGCGGATTCGACACCAGCCTGCTCACCCCGCTGGGAGGCACCCACGCCGGCACCGGTGCGCCGGTCGTCGCAATCGAGCCGCGCGTCCGCTTCCGCCTGCACGGCTGCCTCGTGTACTGGACCATCGGGCGGGTGGCGTGATGCGACCCCGACTCGACCACCTCATCAAGCGGCCTGCGCCGTACACGCCGGCAGACGAGACCCAGCAGCCCGGATATCTCGAGCGGCGGTTCCGCGCGCTGCGCCAGGCCGCACGCAAGCTCGCGATACCGGCCAGGGTGCAAGCGGCACCGCGCGATCAAGCGTCAAAGGTCGCGCCAATCGGCAAGCGGAGGGCCGCATGAGTGCCGCCGACAAAGCGATGGCCGCGATGGCCGCAAACTTGCGCACCGGCAGTCGCAGCGCACGCTGCGAGTCCTGCCGTCATGCAGCGCTCAAGCCGGTCGAGCAGATCATCCGCTGCAAGTCGTTCGATGTGCTTGTGCGTCCTGGGCAGGTCTGCAATCGCTGGTCGGCTCGTCCGGAGATGGTGTGATGGGCCGGCCGCTAGCCTTTACCGTCACGCGCCGCGGCATCACCGTGCGCGTGACGGTGCTGCCTACGCCGCGCGATGTGACGCGCGCGTTTCTTGAGGGCAGCGGGGCGCGCCGGATGGCCTGCGGCAAGGTCGTGCACGGCTTCACCTCTGTTCGCTCCGGATCGGCCGTCGCGCGCGTCACGCTCAACCTCAGTCAGTGGACGCCCGGCCTTGTGGCGCACGAACTCACGCACGTCGCTAGCGCTTATGGCCTGCGCGACCTTCCTGACGACGAGCCGATGGCGTACTTCGTGCACGACATGACGGACAGCATCTGCGCGCGCATGCGCAAGCTGGAGTCCGCATGCGCGTGAGCTGCCCGAGCTGCGGCGCAGATCTCTCGCTCGACGTGCTTGTCGCGCACGACGGCGCGCGTCGCGCTGTGGCGGCGGCGCTGCAACTGAGCGCGCCGCTGGCGCACCGGGTCATGCACTACATCGCGCTGTTTCGCCCCGCGCAGCGCCAGCTCACGATGGAGCGCGTGGCAACGCTGCTCGAGGAGCTGCTGCCGCTCGTCAGGGACCAGCGCGTTGAGCGCAACGGCAACCGGTACGACACCACGACCGCCGACTGGACGGCGGCTCTAGATCAGGTGCTGGCCAACCGCGACGCCGGGCTCATCAGGCTACCGCTCAAGAGCCACGGGTACCTATTAGCCATCCTCGTTGAGCAGCGCGAGAAGATCTACCGCGCAGACGAAACGCGCCGCGAAGCAGAGCGCCGGTCCCCACACCGCACGCTCCCACCGGCGGCTCCGGCGCCCGAAAGTGCCGGCCCCGCCGCGGCAGTGGCGCTGCCTGCGTACCCGGCGCTGCCGCCAGTCACTGGCCCGCGGCAGGTGCCTACGCAGGTATTCGAGCACCTTCAACGCCTGGGCGTGCGTCAACGCAAGGGCGCGGCTCCGGCCGTGGACGCCGATACCGGCACCGACAACCACGAGGTGAGCACATGACACGCACATTCAACCCTTGGCGCAGCCTGATTGAGAGGCCGGCCGTCAAGATTGGCCGCACTAGGCGCGTCCGCAAGCTCGACGCGCAGGCGCCTCGAAAACGCGCGCCGTACCAGCGGCACGGCCAGACGCGCAGGCCCTCGCTGTGTACCGACGAGCAGAGCCGCGAGCAGATGATCGCCGCGATGCGCGCGTACAAGCGGGAGTGGATGCGCCGGCAGCGCGCTGCGCTGTTGCTCTCGCCAGAGGAGTTGCAGCGCCGCCGCGCACGCTGGACGATTTACATGCGTGCGTACCGTGCCCGCAAGAAGGCCGCCGCGCTCGCAGCCGGGAGCGCGACATGACAACTGCCTTCGCGCTTCCCGCTGCGCTTCGGGCCTCAACACCAGGCCGCGACACGCTGCGCGCGCAGCTCACACAGCGCCTCGCATCGCGCCACACAGGCCGATCCAACGGCATCAAGGCCGAGCTGCTCGCGTTGGCCCTCGGCGTGCACGAGCGCACCCTGCGCGACCTCATCAGCAGCGCGCGCGACGATGGCGTAGCGATTGTTGGCACGCCGGAGACCGGCTACTACATAGCCGTCACATCCGACGAGCTGGAGGAGTGCTGCAGGTTCCTCCGCGCCCGAGCCATGCACAGCCTGCAGATCGAGGCCCGGCTGCGCAAGATCGCACTGCCGGACCTGCTCGGCCAGTTGAGGGTGCGTACATGACTGAGCCGGCCTCGTTGCCCCCCCCGCCGGAGGCGCTCTCCCTGCTGGCTCAGGCGCTGCATCGCTACGCGCAGACCGGCGAGACCCTCTGGACTACGTACTACGACGCGCCGGCCGGCGGCCGCCGCTACGTTTTCGAGCTGCGACTCAGCAGCTTTTGCCAGACCATCGATTGAGGACCACATGACCACCGCCACCGACCAAGCTATCACGATGGACCTGATACAAACTGCCGCGCGCAAGCATGCAGAGCATCGACGCGACCTGCGGCTGTTGGTCAGCGCCCTGCAGAACGAGATTGCCGAGGCCAAACGCCGAGCGATGAAGCAGATCACGCGCGCAGTTGAGCGCGCGAGCGCCAGTGAGGCCGCGCTGCGCCACATGGTCGAGACCCGAAAGGACCTGTTCGATCGCCCTCGCACGCTGACGGTAGACGGCGTCAAGTTCGGCTGGGCCAAGGGCAAAGGCAAGCTGGTGTACGACGATGGCGAGGCCGTGTGCCGCCTCATCGACAAGCACCTGCCCGACGCCGCCGACGCGCTGATCGACATCAAGCGCACGCCCATCCGCGCGGCGCTCGAGCAGCTTTCCGCGGCTGAACTCAAACGCATTGGCGTCAGCATCAAAGACGACGACGACCAGGTGGTGATTCGCGACACTGCCAACGAGATCGACAAGATCGTCAGCGCGCTGCTTGCGCAAGACAAGAGCCTCGACGAATAGCACATGCAGACGCGTCGGCGAGTTGCATGCTGACGCCGGTCCCAGCGGGCGGTGGGCCGACGAAAAAACACCCGCAGGTCGACGATGGGAGCCCCTAGCCGCGCGAGCGGCGAACAAGTGCACCAGGCGCGGCTGGCCCGCGGTGAGCCGGATCACCGTTTTTCTTGGTCTCAAGCTGTGCGTCGCCCGCAGGGCGTGCGAACGAGCGAAAAGCTAGGCGAGCAGAGACGACGATGACCGATGAAT